ACTAGGTGTAATAGAACTTTTTTTACCATCAAAAGTATATGATGCTTTACCTCCACCGTATTGAAAGTTTTCATTACCGCCAGCATAAAAATCAACATCGGCACCATTTTTATAACCTTGTGGGTTGGGTCCTCGTTTAGGAGGTACGGTGTCAGTAAGACCACCCTTTTTTTTAGTAAATGTTTTACCTGACTTTAAAGATTTCTTACCTAATTTGTATAACTTACCTAATCCTTTTAAACCAACAAGCTCAAGTGCAGTTTCGCCTAAACCTAACAATTGATCCTTTGGGAAATTTTTATAACCTTCAGGGTCTTTACGTTTTGCTTTACGTCTATTCGCTAAAGTTTCTTTGATAAAAGACTTACTCCTTTTATTTTTACTAATGTTCTGTGGCATTATCTATCTCCTTAAAGTTTATGCGGCATCATTCCACGGAAATATAACCTACGATACTGACCTTTAATCTTTCTGTTTGAGTGGGCTGCCATTATTTTTGCAAGTATGTACATATCACCTCCTTATTTATTACCTTTCGATTTAAGTAGTTCTAGTTTTTTTTCCGCTAACGCTAATTTGTCATCAGCAACACGAATACGTTCTTTTGAGGAAGCTTCAGAGTCTTCACGCTCCATTTTGTCTAAGTCCAACCCTTGGTCAAACTCGCTTAGTTTACGTTTTTCCTCTTCGCTAAATTCTTGACTCTTACGTTGCATATCCATAGCTCGTAAATCTAATTCTCTTTGTTTCAACATAACAATAGGGTCTTGTTGTTGATTACCCTGCTCCGCCTCAACTAATTCTTCAGTTAACGCTTGAATACGTTCAGCTACTAAAGATTCACTAACCACTACAAATTGATCGGGGTCTGTTTGTTGCATTTCAGCTACTTCTGGCAGCTCGTTCATTATCATTGTTAAAACCTGTGCTCTTGCTTTAAATGAAATGTGCTCACTGATGTGTGCTTGTAACAAAGCGTACACTTGTGGGTTGTTCTGCACCATTCTTGATTTCATAAAGGCCATGTGTGTAAAAATATGAGCATCATGGTTCTGTGTTTCAAATGCTTTTGGTATTTTCATCTGCATTGCTTCCATATTTTCAACCGCAGGATCTTTAGGAGTTGGCTTTTGATCAGGTTTTAATAAAGTGTTGATATCTTTAGTACCCAACGCTGCATAAACTCTGCGATAAGCTTCATGGATGTTGTGGATTGCTGGATTTGTCTGCGCAATTTGCAATTGTGTCTGAGCAAGTGTCACTCTTTGTGTCATTGAGAAGATATTTGGGTCTGCGACAGGAATAACATCTACTTCCGCACTAAAATCAGCTTGTTTTACTATTCTATCCCCGCCGTATACCGCATACGGGTATACTGGAGGTAGATACGTTCCAAAAACTTTACCTAAAAGTCTAAATTCTTGTTTCATTCCGTAGTAACAGCGCTTGTGTATTGCACTCATGACCCTTGACCCACGTTCTAGTAGTGCAACGGTTGTGCCCACGGCGGCTTGTTGGTTACCATCGCCTGTTTGCATTTCTGAAATGGCTGCAAATTTCTGCCCTGCTTGTACTACAAAACCTAATAGCTGAAACAATACATTAGAAGGTTCTTTAAACGGTAAAATTTGAAATTGATCCTTAATATTTCCACCAGGAGCATCTACATCTCTAAATTCTCCAGGTTGAAACGGTTGATCTTCATCACGTATTCTCATACCTCGTGATTTAAATCCAGCAGGTAAGTTACTTAAAGTACCCGCATCTAATAATTGTCTTAATGCTGCTGTCGCCGTCTTACTTAAACCGCCGATCATGTGTATCAAACCAAAACCATAGAAACCTAAGCCGGGTAGGAACTTGTAGTGCACAAAAAATTCTTTGCGCTTATACAGCTCGTCTTCAGGTTCATAGTTACGATAAATAGATAAAATTTCAGCAGAACCTTCATCTAAAGTCACGATGTACGGTATTTTAATATTTTTTTCATCACTTTTGTTTTCAGGGTCCTCTAAATCTAAATCAACGTGCATCTCTAAAACATTAAACTGATAGTCACCTAGACTGTCCCCTGAGTTAGAGACTCCACCTAATTCATTGTACTTCTCCCTTACTTCGTCATCGTCTGTACGACTGGGTAAGATATCAACATCTCGATAAAAACCGATCTGTTGTTTTTTTAAAATATCATTTTCGCTCATTCTTACGAGGTGCGTGATTCGTTCGCAGTCATGCAAGTCTGTCGCATAGTATGGAACTACTAAATCTTCTGCGGGTACAAATTTAGATACCGCTCTTTGCATCACGTCATCGTAGTAAACTTTTTTAAACGCCGACCCTGCTAACGGAAGATAAAATAATAATTGGTCGAACTCGGGAGTATATTCTTGCATCTCCTCGGTAATCATATAGTTCATAAACTCTTCGACACGTTGCGCTTGTTCTTCTTTTTCTGGAGTCAGTGATCCGACTACTTTAGAGCTAACGGGACCGTCACTGGGTAATAATTCTTTGTACGCTTGGGCTTGAAATTGAGTTACTGCCTCGGCTAACATTGGATGGGTCACGGAACTCGCTCCTTGGAACGGTCCTGTCTCATTGTTGTACTTAAAGCCTAGTAAATCTAAGCCTGAAATGTAAGATTTTTCCCAGTCACTTCTTGATTCTTTGTCTTTTTTATAATCGGATATTAAATCCATAGCAATCCCACTTAAGATACGGTCGTCCATATCTTCAGCAAGGTTACCGTAAAACTCTTCAGCTTCTTCTTGAACCTCTTGCATCATTTCTTGCATACCTTCTTCATCAGGTTCCATAACCTCAACATCAACAGGCGCTAGAGATTCTTCAGTTTCTTCAATTTCAGGGGTTTCGATTGCTTTGATATTATCTAGTTCTTCAGCCATAGTTTTCTATTGGGTTGTTTAATAATATTTATATTCTTTGGGTGGGCGTTCTTCATCATCCACATAATCCGAGTATAACTCAACAAAGTTTCCTTGGCGATACCTTAATATTGCTTGGGTCGTGGAATCAACATAGTCGTCATTTGCCCCGTGTGGGAAAGCAGCACATTCTTCCATTACGTCTTCTGCAAATTTTTCACCGTACGGGTACCATACGGCTCCACTTTCAAAAACGGGAGCGCAACTGTTCACTCTTGTATGCTTGTCGTTTCCACGAGTTGGGGTAAATGGTACCACTGGAATGCCCATCCTTCTTAACTCTTGGGTCAACGGTTCACCACTCGCTTTCTGCTCTACAATAATTGTTTCAGGTTCCCAATATTTTTGAGCCTCTAGTGCTACAGCTTTAAGTTCTGGAAAATCATATTTACCCCGTATCGCATCCAATAAAATAATATTAGGGGCCCCTCCTTCTTCTGGAGTGAACACCCCCCAAGTTGTAATCGCACTGTAATCAGCAGTTTCTTTTTTAGAAAACGCCGTATCGTAACTTTGTATAACGTGTTGTAGATTAGGTAAATTATCCCCTTCCCAAGGCATCCACCACTCACGTTTAAGGATCGCTCCTTCCTCACTTGTCGGATTCTGCATATACTGCGCCGACCAGTTACGAATCGGGATACTAGCTTTAATTTTTTCAAGTTCTTCTAAATCCCAATATTCTGGCCAGACTGGGTTCCCTGATTCGAGAATCGCTGGGAATGAAACTTGTTTCCATGTATCTGCTTTGGGTTCGGTTTGAGCCTTCAAGAGCCTCCCCGTTAAATCATCCTCGGCCCAACGGGTCATAACAACTAGGATCGAGCCTCCAGGTTGTAGACGTTGTCTGGGTCCTGATACATACCAATCATATGCACGTTCCATCGCAGTATCGGACATAGAATCTTGCTCCGTGTGTGGATCATCAATAATTAATAAATCCGCTCCACGGCCCGTGATGGACGAACCTACTCCAGCAGCATAATACTCACCGCCGTGATTTGTTTCCCAACGACCTTTTGCTTTAGAGTCTTCTCTTAATTTTACATCACCAAAAATTTGTTTGTACTCTGGGGAATCAATAATGTTACGAACCTTACTACCGAATCGTGCTGCAAGTTCCGTATTGTGGGATACCTGCATAATTTTTAATTTTGGATACTTACCTATCATCCAAGCGGGGTAGTAAACAGAAGCAAATTCAGATTTTGTATGTCTGGGTGGCATATTTATCAAGAGCCTCCCTTTTCTTTGATTCGCTATATCGGTAAACTCGTTGGCTATAATCTGATGATGGCCCCACTCTTTTGGATCTATAGATTTTCTACAAATAAAATCTGGCCAAATTTCTTCGACAAAAGCTAGAAAATTATCCTGACAGAGCTTTACATGCTCGATCCAAAGCTTTTCTACCTCGAGCCTCATTTGCTCCGTAGTCATTAATTCTGTATTCATTTTTTTATTATATATACTCAAGAATTTTTTGCTAGTATTTGCATGTGGCTATTAGGATATATAGGGGGAGAAATAAAAAGCCCAGCATCAGTATATTATTATATTATTATATTATGAAATGGTGATGGTATGAGTATAGAGCCTTCTAAAAAGATACTAGTCAGTAGAGCCCGGGGCGAGTATTAGCATATCATTATATTCTAATACTCTAATATGCTGACATACTAACACAAGAAAAGAGCCGTTAAAAAAAAGCTCTTGTCAAGTTTTATTTCAATAGAAAAAGGGGGGCGCAATCCCCCCCAGATATCTATTCTTCGTATAGCTCATACTCCGTTGTTAGTTGTTTAACTTCCCATTTTTGACTGTCATTATCAATATTGCGTGGCCCATGTCCTACATCTAACCATTTGGTATTGTCTACTCCTGAAGTCACCTGACCATATGGAAATTCTTTATTTCCACCTGTTGATTCACGCCAGTTGCACATATCCTGTAGCTTCCAAGAACTGAGCTCATGGTTGCTTTCAATACACCACTCAGTTTCTTCAACCCTTTTTCTGGTAACACGGTAGAAAAATGTCCCGTCTTCATTATAGTTTTTTTGTGTTATCAATTTCATTTTTAAATCCTCATTTGTTATTGTTTACATTATTATAATAGCCTAGCTCCATAAGAGAGTCAAGCTTTATTTCAACTTTATTTTAATTAAATCCCGAGGCGAGTATAAGCATATTATTATATTCTAATAGTCTAATATTCTAATAGTAGAGCCCGAGGCGAGTATAAGCATATTATTATATTCTAATAGTCTAATAGTCTAATAGTCTAATAGTAGAGCCCAGGCGAGTATAAGCATATTCTAATATTCTAATATGGTGATATGGTTATATGGTATGGTATAGCCCAAAAAAAGAGCCCTCGGTTAAGAGAGCTCAGAGTCCAGCAGGGCTGATTCTAGCTACAACTGGACATCCTAGCGTTAAAATGCTCATAAGCTTGGTTCAATGCGTCCTCATTATGAGAGTTAGGGCGAACCAACATTTCCGATAATTTTTGATTACCGTCAATCTTTGCATACGTTCCAGACGTGGTATTTTTAAACCCATCATGTCTGTAAATAGACCAGACGACAAAAGCATCGTCATTAGGGACATAACACAAGACACACCCTTTGGTTAATCCTATAAATTTTGAAATAACCACTCTACTGGCATCTTCATGTTTTGGATCGGCTAAATTATATAGATCGTCTATATGTCTAGTTTTAAATTTAATCATTTTTAAATCCTCATTTGTTGTTGTTTTATTTTCTACTTTAGCTAACAAATTATCATCATTATAAGTGTATACCTCTACTCCACCTATCTGATTAACTTGTTCAGCAAATTGTTTAAGATCTATTGTCATTTTTAAATCCTCATTTGTTATTGTTTACATTATTATAATAGCCTAGCTTCATAAGATAATCAAGCTTTATTTCAACTTTATTTTAATTAAATCCCGAGGCGAGTATTAGCATATTATTATATTCTAATAGTCTAATATTCTAATATAACGGTATTCTTATATAGAGCCCAGGGCGAGTATAAGCATATTATTATATTCTAATATGGTGATATGGTGATATGGTATGGTGTAGCCCAAAAAAAAGCCCTCGATTAAGAGGGCTCAGAGTCCAGCAAGTATTAATTAGTCTAATTGATCCATGTATACTGTAGGGTTATGTTTACGAAACCAAGACAAGCACTCATTTACTTGATTCCAGATTGTATTACTGGGTTGTCCCATAGATTGCGCCCCCATGATAAAAGAATAGACGCATTCTTCCTCTGGGGTCATTACACTTTTAACCCCTGAAAATGGATTTTTTACCGTTAGTAGGTCATGATCTTTAGGCAATTTTCCTTCTAGTAACTTTTTATAGATTGATATTTCTTTTATACTCATTTTTAAATCCTCATTTGTTATTGTTTACATTATTATAATAGCCTAGCTCCATAAGATAGTCAAGCTTTATTTTAATTAAATCCCGAGGCGAGTATAAGCATATTATTATATTCTAATATTCTAATATTCTAATATAACGGTATTCTAATATAGATCCCGAGGCGAGTATTAGCATATTATTATATTCTAATATGGTGATATGGTTATATGGTATGGTGTAGCATATACCTGCGAACAAGTCTAATCAATTCTACTTATGGCCTCATAAAATATTTTAGTGTATATCTTATCTAGCTATGATATAGTGAGGGGTAGTTAATAACAAATGAGGATTTAAAAATGAAAATGTACGAATTAAAAGAGATTACGGGCTCATTAAGTAAGCCCTCTAAGATGCCGGGCTTTGCCTATGGCCTACCGGCCAAGGAATGTAAGACGGGTTCCAAGTTGAGGAAGGTTAAGGGCTCAACGTGTGAAAAATGTTATGCCATGAAAAATTGCTATGCATTCAAAACCACACAAGCGGCGCAATACAAAAGACTGGACAGCCTGAAAAATAAAAATTGGGTGATGTCTATGGCAATACAAATAGGTAATAAAAAAGAAAAATATTTTAGATGGCACGATAGTGGGGATGTTCAGAATTTAAAGCATCTAGCTAAAATCTTTGAAGTAGCAAAAAGAACGCCAGATATAAAGCACTGGTTGCCGACTCGTGAAGCATGGGTTCTTAAGTATCAAGACAGAGCCCCTGAAAATTTAGTTATAAGATTTTCAATGGCCATGGTTAATCAAGAAGCTGCGGGTTCATGGCACAATACGTCAACCGTTGTAACTGATTCAACAGTAGATAATTGCGCAGCATTTAGAACTGATAAAACAGGTAAAGTGCATAGCCTTAGTGTATATAAAAAACTTACAAAACTAGCTAAAAAAGAGCTTGATTTTGGCCATTGCGGTAATTGCCGCAAGTGTTGGGATAAGACAATTGATAACGTGGCCTATTTGGCACATTAACTTAACAGGGGCAGAGATGCCCCATTTTTGGAGGTAGTACAAATGATGATGATGTTTATTATAGGTTTTGCCCTTGGTTTAATTGTA